TGACCGCCCGCGCATCCACCGCCACCAGACTCTGGCCGACTATGCACTCTGGTCTGGCTCTGACGAGTTCCCTGTTGTCGCGTGGGACGAGGAGGACTACGAGGCCGCCACCTGGCCCTCTGACGAGGACGAAGAGGAGCGCATCCCTTGGGAGGACTATGACCAAGACGAGCTCAACAAGATGGACCGCCAGCTGAACCGCGGCTACTAAAGATAACCCACAAAGATACCCCTCTTACAAAAAAACAAAAACCCTCTTTTTTTTGTAAGAGCTCTTCGTGCCCATCTGAATAAAAATTGAACAGGATTACCCAGATACATTCTGTATCCCTACAGATACACACCTCTGTAAGAAACCGCAAAAGATGACCCCCATCTCTTTGACCCGCCGCTCTCCGCGCCTCGCCGTCAAGAACTTCATCATCGCAGAGGCAGATGCTGATCGCTTCATGACAGCCGCGCGCGCATGCTGGGAGCAAGGCCTTGAGCTTTCTCCCGCTGTTCTAGAGCTCGAGGCCATCGCCAATGCCTCTGAGACACGGTGCACGCCAGCCGCCAAGAGACTGCTAGCTGCGTGCATCAACGACCAGTCTCTTCCTGGCTACCTGGAAGAGCTGCGTAACCTCGGCACACTCTGGAATACATTTGACCTCTCGGCTGTGCTTGCAGAGATTCAGGTTCTAGAGGAAGAGGAGCGCGCGGACAACCGCCGATTCCGCGAGCAGATCTCTGAGATGGGCCTTGGACTGCGACTCATCTAAATAGAAAAAGACAAACCCAAGACAAAAGACAAAAGACAAGAAAAACATTACCAGTTTTTTTTGTAAAAATTGAAAGGTATTTTTCTATCTATAGATAATACGGTTTCAGACACACACATCTGTAACTATCTCGCAACTAGTCTTCTTAACTATATCGCAACAGCCAAGATGTTCACCGACAACATCAATGCCCTCCGCAGCCTCGTTATCAAGCGCGAGCGCGTCGTCCACCAGAAGCGGCTTGACAGCCGCCGCTGGAGCGTGCGGCGCGCCGTCATGCGGGACGTGAAGGACTCCTTCCTCCCCGCTCTCGAGGCCGCCATCGCAAAGTCTCACAGCGACTACAGCCACGCGGTTGTTCTCCGCACCTACTCGATCGCCGAGTGGGAGGAGGCTGACTGCGATGGCATCGAGCTCGGCGATGTCTTCAACAAGACAGACGTTCTGGCGCGCGTAGCGAACTGCCTCGCGCCAGGCTTCTTCAAGTGCCGCGTGCGGCCCCGCGCAGTCTCTGGCCGCCCAGCCGTTCACCATTTGGTGCGCGTCTACGAGATCGTCGCCCGCTTCTACGCAAATGGGACGGAGGCCGAGAAGCCTCCGTGCACGTGCGTCTGCTCCTACCTTACGGACGGCTTCTGCGACACGTGCGGTGGCCACAATGTCCGCGCGGCCCAGCATCAGATCAACAATCCTGAGGACGAAGAGGAGGCCGAAGCTCCGTGCCGCTACGAGTAATACGTATTCTTCAGAATTATATGGAAGAAAAGACAAAAAAAGCCATAAACACAAGAAACATTTTCTATTTAAGCGCCACCGGTAGAAGATAAGAAATCTACATTTTTTTAAAAAAGATAACATCGAAACGATTAAAAAAATTGAACACCTGATTCACTTTAATAGACATTATTAGATAAAAGCAATAAAGAACTACAACATTCTCAAAGAAAATGTCGTTCGCTTCGCTTTCCATCGATGCCCTCCAGCTCTTCCGCGCGGCGATCGAGGCTGAGATCGCTAGCCGCCCTTTCAAGGCAGAGCCTGTCAAGGCAGAGGTCAAGGTTCGCAAGGAGCCTGGCATTGCCGCCTCTTGGCTCAGCCATGTGATCAAGACACATGCCTCTGACTACTCCGCCTATAAGGAGTCCTCACAGGACAAGCGCGGCATTGCTCTCCTCTTCGCGAAGCAGTGGCGCGCGCAGCATGCAGAGGAGTATACACTCTTCGAGGCTGAGTTCAAGAAGGCACCTGCCGCTGCTGCTGCACCTGCACCTGCACCTGCACCTGCACCCTCTCCTGTGATCCCCCAGCCTCCTCAGCCTCTGGAGAAGAAGGCGCGCAAGCCCTGGTCAGCAGAGGTTAAGGCGGCAGCCGCTGCAAAGCGCGCAGCCAAGAAGGAGGCCGCTCCCACTCAGAAGTAAAGAGAAGAAACAAACAAAAAATAAAACAAAACAAAGACAAAATTTTTTTTGTTAAATTTGAACTAACAGTGTCCAGCCCTATGATTAACATGATGGGGCTCAAAGATTGGCTCTCTTTTATCGCAAGGGCGTTGATTGCCCTTGTCTTTATTGCCATTACTACTATGCTAGCCAAGTCTCTACAAGAGTCCTTCAAGATTAGCCCAGCTTTTGCAGAGTTGCGTTTTGGAAACACAAAAGAGCAGATGCTCGATTCGCTCCGCTTGGAACTTGTTCACCTTCTACGTGATGAGCTAAAGCGGCTCCGTGCAAAGAAGAATGAGTAAATTTGAAAGGTTGTCACACTATTTATTTTTTAGTAGTATGTCTATCAATAACGAGATTAACCAGATTCTCAACAGGATCAATCAAATTGAGGAGAAGCTCAGAACGAACATGACCGTTGGACAAAAGAACGATTGGTTCCGCATTCTTCATAAGCAGGACGTGAAACTGAGGATCCTTCTTCTGGGTCAGTAAAATTGAGGTTAAATATAAAGAAAAGATAGTATGGCATCCCAAAATGATGCTAACATGGCATTCATCTTGTGTTGTATGATTAGCCTCTTTGTAATCATCGGCGGTGCAACAACAAACAGTGATCTCTATACTGTCTTGTTAGCAATCGCTGTTCTCTTCACTCCATGTTTCATTATTATTCTACTAATCTCTCTTTCCCAGTTCACTCAACCTCTCAGACCCACCTTTAATGGCCAGCCTCTAGAAGAGGTCTAACGCCTGTTGTAAACAGCTAGAGGATTTACATGAGTTCTCTGACCATATAATCGATTTGCATCACCCATTCGCGCTGAAACAGAGGCTTTCTGTAGCCTTCTTTTTCTTAGTTCAGCGCGCGTATAGGCCCTGTATAAGATACAAGAGCCAGCGCATATAACAAGTAGTCCTGCAACCGAAGCACCGATCGCAATTCCTAGAGTCGTTACAGATGCCGCTGTCTGGGCCGCCGCAATCGCAATGTAATTAAGAGGAGAGGCGGTTGGCGTTGATGTCATTGAAGAGGAGGGTGTAACCGTGGGCGTTTCAGATGGGGTTGCCCCCATTGTTAGAGAGGAAGTAGGGCTCGGTGTCTGGCTAGGTGTATCTGTTGATGTAGGGGTTGGCGTGTTAGAAAGAGAGGAACCTATCGATGGAGTCTGTGTTGGTGTTCTAGTTATTGTCGGTGTTGTAGAGGGTGTTGAAGAGGGTGATGGTCCTGCGACCAGTGAGAAGGATGCTGAAATTCCTGTATACGTAAGGCCACTCTGACCTATGGCAGAGAGCCTTGCACTGTATGTGCTGAACCCAGACGGCACAAAGGTTGCAGGAAGTGTATAGAAGACAAGGGTATTTCCTTGATATACTGTAGAGGTAGGTGTTCCCACCGTTGTGCTACCGCCCCCTCCACCATTTCTCTGAATTGTTACAGTTGCGAATCCTTGGCCTGCATCTCCCGTCCCATTCCACGTGATCGTGACATTTCTTCCGTCACAGATAAAGGATCCATTTACATAAACAAGAGGTGTTGATAGCACACTCTGAAGAACTGTAAAGGAGGCGCTGCTTGCGTTCACAGCGGGGCTTGAAATTGTGCTAACCCCAATAGATGTATTTACAGATGCTGTAGTAATACGACCTGTATATGTGCCTAGCGTTACATTCACAGAGGCAAGAGTGGTAGGACCCACTTTAATACGGACCGTTTCATTAAGAATATTATAAGATGTCCAGTTTACAGTGAGGTTCTGACCCGTATAGAGGGGGCCGGATGTTGCTAAGAGAGTTGGAAAGCCTGCGAGCATACATGAATCGACCGCGGCAAAACCAGATTGATTTGTGCCACACGAACTATCTGTCATGCACCATTTGCTTTGCTGCGCTGCCCAGAAAGAACAGGGTTGGACGCAAGGACATCCTGTATCGCTTAGAATGGTGGCGCTTACAGAGAAGAATATCAAATAAGAAAGGCCAAGTAATCTTACCAGCATTTTATGTTCAGAAGAGAAAAGAAGTAAATCAATTTTTATAACCAGTAAATTTGATATTACCCTTATGTGTCTAATCAGTAGAGAAAAATGTCTAGCACTTTAAAGCCGTCACATTTTTGGCCTGCCACGCGTGCGAGGAACTTTGCAAAGAAGCTTAATCCGTCCCTTGGTCGTCAAACCTTTGATACGAATATCCGCTATCTTGCTAGTCTATATGATGTAAGCCCTGAGGAGTTTCTGGAAGTGAATCCTCTGGACTTCAGTAAAAAGATTGGGCTTTCTTACCCTGAGGTTCGCGCACTTATTGATCGTTACGACATAGGAGAATGCGAGGACTTGTATATGGATGTAAAAAGAATGCGTGAAGAGCCTGTGGATAAGCCTGTAGAGGAAAAGATTGATGATGATATCTCAGCTTGGACCTGCACGATTGTTTAGCAATACTTTGCCGCGCGGCCGAGGGCTCGCTCCTGCTCCTTCCACTTCTTCTCAATCAGATGAGCATCGCGCTCCTCTGGCTTTGCCTTCCGCCAATTAATTGTCTCCTTCTTCTCTGGCTTTTCATAGACGCGGGGCCCGCGCTTGGAAACGGCCGCAGCCTTCCTCTCCTCGATAAGAATACGAAACTTGTTGGTCATTCTTACTGCTTACCAGAAGAACAGGAACCAGCAACTTCAATTTTTCGTCATCATCGTGACTGTGAGAACCACCACCTCCTCCAGAATAAAAGCCTGGCTTCAAAGGGGCAGTAAGGTCTGGGCACTTCATCATGGTGTGCCCCCCCTCTCCACAAAGCGAACAGTGAGTATACATTCTAAATAAAAATGAAGGAAGGTGCTGTTCCAATTTTAGTTAAAATGGATTATGTCTACATTGTGATTGAGAACGGAGATCCGTATCCGCTTGCCTATAAGAAGTATGAAGACGCAGTGGCTTCCGTCAAGACAAGACACAAGGAGTCTTTACTTAGAGAGCTACAATGGATACAAGAAAATGATCATCCTGGTTGCAATGAAGTAGATGTCCCTGAGTCAGAGTCAGGTCTCTCACGCCTCTACATTGAAAAGGGGATTCATATTGAAATTCACAAGTTGCCTATCTTGGGCACCTTTAGATAAAATTGAAAAGGTGACCCTAGCCAGGACTAACTATACACTAGAACAAAATGGCAGAAGTTCAGAAGCACGGTTTCAAGTGGGAGCGCGATCTCTTGACCAATGTCTACAAGGTAACGCCAGAAGAGTTGGCCCAGATTCGCTACAATTCCAAGTTCGATCTGCCTGCCGAGTTCAATCATCTGAGCAAGGACAATATCTCGGTGAAGACGACGGGAACCCCCAACACTATTTGCATGGGAGACGCCCTCCGCGTCTTTGATGAGGTGAGCAGCGGCGAGAGTTTCCATCTTGTTGTCGTGACCTATAAGCAGGTTGGCGAGAATAAGGTGCTCAAGGACGTGGTTGAACTCAAGTTGACAGGCGCAAAGGAGGCTCTCTTTGGCCATATGACCAGGTCGCAACTGGATATGCTCGACACGGTGATCAAGGCGGTGCCCGCGAACCGTTCGCCGACTGCAGAAGAAAAGGTGGCGATCAAGGAGGCCCAGCGAGTTGCACTGATGGCGATGGGCTCATCTGCTCTCTATCTGAATCCTAAGTGCAATTCAACACAGAGTCGTCTCCAGTGCTCCTTTAACAAGTTCACTACCTTCGTGGAGAGGCACCCTGAGCTCGTGATCGCTCGCTCTGATGGCGGCATATTTAGAGGGTCACCTATTCTACTGCAAGTGCAGTCTCCTCCTCGTGTATTTCATTGAGGATCACATTGATCACCTCATTTGCCTCTGTCTTGGAGAGGCTCCTAGGACCCACAGTATTTGAGGGAAAGATATGCTTATTTATTTTTTCAATGATTCTTACGCGATGAGGGAGGGCTCGGTCCTCCAGCTTCAAGAAGTAATGGCTCTGGGCTGAATGATCGCCAGAAAGATATGCCTTGCCAGCGAGTCCACCCACTCTGCGAAAGGCGATATGGTAGTTGTCTTTCACATAGGTGAACCCCTCTTCTTGTATCTTGTTTGCGGCAGCTCTCGGCTCTGCCCGTTTCTCCCAGATCTGAAAGACACAGGGCACATCATAAGGAGATCCATTCAGTTCAAACGCATCCTTTTCTACAGACTCTGTATGAATACAATGAAAAGCCAGAGGAAATGCATTGGACATACTCGGCTTTACAAAGGATCTGGGTAAGATAAAGGCGATCACAGAGGCAAAGGAGGCTGCATGCTGGATGAAGGCTTTCGCCGTTGAACTCTGTCTGCCAAATGGGGGATTTCCAAAGACAATCTTAGGACCTTGTCCTGACGGCTCCCAAAGAAGGAAATCACCTTTCTTCACGAAAGGAGACTTGGGATCCAGGTCAATGCCGAGACGATTCACAGTGGCTGGAAGCGCCTTCAAGAAAGTCCCCTTTCCTGCCGACGGCTCGATCCATTGATAGTTGGACGTCTGTGGAGCAAGCTGTAAGATAGTGGCCACACATTTCTTGGCAACTTCCTTCTTTGTATAGAATTGGTCCAGACTTTGCGTTCTGAATTTGCCTGTATCCTGTGCCATTGTATTCCTCTTCCCACAGAAAAGAAATCAAATTTAGGCGGAACGGTCGGACCGTACTTCGGCGAGGGCTGCTCTAAAATAAAGTCACGACGTTAAATAGAATGAGCTCGGGTGAAACGAACTATTCGCCACCGGTCTACCCCGTCAAAGGCGAATTTATCTTTGAAAACAAGCAAGTCCAGACGGCGGCGAATGCTGTCTATGAACACAAGGCTGCTTACGACGCAGCCAATGCTGCTAAAGGCAAGAAGTATCAGTTCAAGACGGATCGCGAGAGAATGCAGTATCTTATCGGACGGCAAGGTCGCGTGGTCCACTCCACGGTGGTCCCCACGCCCCCTTTAATGGTTGGAGGCGCAGTGGAAAATGGATCTATAGTCCTCAACTGGCAGCCCCCTCTGAAGAGCGAGGCTCCTGTTCTGTATTACAAGGTGGTATCAAATCCTCCTACCACTACGGTCCTCTCTGTAACTGCGCCTGCCATTATAACAGGCCTCACGGCTGGAATAGCTTATACCTTTAGTGTCTATGCAAAGAATGTGGCTGGGTTTTCTCTTCCTGGAGTCTCTGCACCAATTACATTTGCCACAGCTCCTTCTCCTCCGCGCAATGTGGTGGCGACTGCAGGTGATGCTAGTGCCCTTGTCGCATGGGATCCTCCTGTAACAGATGGCGGATCAACCATTATTGATTATAGAGTCATATCAAGCAGTGGTGTAACAAGAGTTCAATTAGCCACTAATCCTAATAGCCTAGTTTTTTTTCCTCTAACAAATGGAACCACCTATACATTCACAGTCGTTGCGCATAATGTTATAGATAACTCAGATCCATCTGTCGCTTCGAACTCTGTTACGCCTAGTGCTCCCAGCGGTGAAACAGTGACTGCCAACTTAACAGGTATTGTCTTTGACGGATCAACAACATATTATCAGAATACCTTTACATTTCCGTCAACTAATACTTTAACTATTAACTTAACAAATGTAGGTGCTTCAATCAGCGTGGCCACACATATAGATTTCCAAAATGCATCAGATCCTCTTTTACTTAACTCCGCAGATACATTTGTATTAACAAATCCCTCTTATACTCCAAATATACAATATGTTACATATGGTGGTGGTGCTTACAGTCAAATCTATGCCAATGAAGCAGCAGGATTTATCACTGCTACAAGCAAGGTTGTAGTAACATTCACAGATGCAAGAACTTCAGTAGCTTTTAAAATAAGCTAATATAAATGATACAGGCAGTCGCAGTCTTTTCTGGAGAAACAGTCAAAGGTGAAGTGACCTTTTCACAGATGGGTTCAGATGTTGTGATTGTTGCCAAGTTTTCGGCACTACCTCCTGGTGATCATGGATTCCATATTCACAAGGCGGGTGATCTCAGAGGAGAAGGATGTCAAGGGGCATGCGACCATTTTACGACAGGGTCAACAATACATGGCGGGCCTCCTGGCTCCCTTGGGGGTGAAGGGAAAAGACATACGGGGGACCTCGGCAACATAAAGCAAGAGGAAGAGAAGACTTATACGCTCAGTAATCTAAGTGTAGAAGACCTGTGGGGTCGGTCCATGATTGTGCATGCAGATCCTGATGATCTTGGGTTAGGTCAAGAAGAAGATAGTAAGACAACAGGTCATAGCGGAGCTCGTATTGGTTGTGCCGTGATTGGACGAGTGGATTGTCCTCCGAAAGTGGGTGGCTCTAGAAAGAAGAGGGCTAGTAGGAAGAAGAAGTGTTGCAAGCATTAACGGCGACGTGTTCTCTTACTACGCTTAGTGCTACGTTTAGTGCTATGCTTAGTGCTACGCTTGCTCCGCTTACCGCCGAGAAGCGTCTTACGAGCCCCCTCCTCATTAGTAGCATTCAGATTTTCCACCTCATTGGCATCATTCAGATTCTCGTCCTTACTGGCAGCCTTTAGAGTATTCTCATACTCATTCAGATCGCCAACATTAATCGGATCCTCGTTTAGCCAGCTCGACAGGCTCTTAGGAGCTGTCTTGTTCTTATTCTTATTCTTAGAAGTCGTATTCTTGCCCTTATTCATCCATTTATAAGAAATATTGTTCTCAGAGACCTCGTAGTCCTTCTTGAGATGCTCCTTAGCCGCCAAGACAGCCTTCTTCATGAGGCCAAGATCGCGCTTCCAGTGCTCATAGCCAGAATCATCCTCCTTCTCAGCGATAGCCTTAGAGAGATGGTTCATGCCACTCACGACTTTGCTCGCATACATGCGCCGTAAATACGCGTCCTCCATGGACGCCAGGTGGCCAACTGCCTCCATCTCACTCTTATACCAATTCTTAATTCCGAAGATTGGGACGTTATAGCGATGCGCGTTCATTCTACTAAGGAGACATTTTAAAGACGCGCAACACTGACACACGGCAGGGTATTACCCGTATTATCCGTAAAGATATCGGATGCATTCGTTTCTACAACCACATATCCAACCCAGCCACCCTTGCCTAAATTGGCCAGAGTTCCAGGGGTCTGCATTAAACGGAGATGCAGAATATTGGCCTCGCCAGAAACACCAACATAGATATCCTTACCGAGATCCGTTAATACGACGCCAGGATTCAGATATCCATAGTCCGGAAGACTATAATACTTATCTGTCCAGATTCCATTGCCCGTGTGAATCATCAGATTATAAAAGTTAGCAGGCGTAGTTGTATACGTATTTCCAGCAACACTGAGGAAAAGCGCATTATCGGAAGCCCACTGCGCCACACCATCTGCCGTTATCATGTAGACACCAGAATATGTGTCACCGTCACTCCACGTGGGAATCACAACATAGTTGTTCGTAACACGCTTCGCAAGTGAACTCTGGGTTGAACTCATTATATATATTAATTAGAATTAATAGGGGATGTCCTATGTCAACAGTGTAGTTGATAAGGTCTATGTAATAAATCTTGATAAAGACACCGAACGACTTCGCAAAATAGACCGACAACTAAGAGCCCAAGGCATCGAATACGAGCGCTTCTCCGCCATTGTAGGGAGCCAAGTTGCGTCCGATAGCCAGGGTTAAGCAAAATTTGACTTTCAATCCCTTTAGTAAGCTGTAAGTTATGCTCGGATATTTCAAGGGGCGGCGCGTCTTTCTTAAACATATTGCAATAGACCAAGCCTATAACGTCCAACTCCCTTATCTTTGCCCCATTAGCTCTGGATATGGATACAATGACTTTCTGCAGAGGAAGACAGATACAGGATTTGTGAGTCAGGGCCTAGCCATATCTGATCCAGAGATTATCAAACTCTTGAATGCGTTCAAGCGTTCCGCCCTAAAGAAACTGAGGAACACACTGTAGATGGAGAGACCTGGTGGAGATATTACAACACTCTTGGATCTTACGCCTCGTGATAGACAAGACAATGATTTTTTTCCACTCAACACGAATAACACATGGTTCACTCGCGATTCTGCACGGCGCATCATACCTGCTACACCCCTCACGGCCGACTTCTCTTTCCGAGGCCCCGCCGCCTTCGGTCAACGATTCACCTTTGACATCGGATCCGTTCCCTGTGGAGATCTGGTATTCGGAGCCGCCCTCCAAATCAAGTTGGCCCATTGGCTGGATGCAACTACTCTACTTCATATCCAATCGGGTCGCTATGTCTATGAGACTCCTGCCGAGGCATGGTTCTATGCCAATTCTCTCGGCACTTCCATCATTCAGAAGGCTGAGCTGGAAATTGACGGAAAGACAATTGAAGAGATTGATGGTGACTTCATTAATGTGTTCTCACGACTCTACTGTGATCTCAATACACAGCTAGGACTTGCGGGAGACATGGGTGTTACCGCGACCCCTCTGACCTGGGATCCGAGTCGCATCTATCCCACTGAAAATGGGGTGATTCATTGCCCTCTCCCCTTCTTTTTCATGCGCACGAGGCTGCGCGAGGCTCTTCCCATGATCGCCATTAAGGAGGGATCCATGCGAATCCATATTACAATTCGCCCTTTTGCAGAGTGTATTCGGCAGCTCGGTGGGACTCGGACCACATGCTCCAGCACCCCCCTCAACTCTTCTATTACATTCATTGATACGAGCTTTCCTTTTGAACAGCTCGTGAAGATCCAGACATCATTGTCTGCGCCTCCTCTGGAAACGGTGCGCCTTGTTACGTTTGGTTCTCTGCTCGATGGAAAGGTGCGCGAAGCCATGCTCAGAGCACCCTTTGAAATCGTGCATAGAGAAGTGCAAACGTTTTATTTTACGGAACCGCAGAAATACATTATGTCCAAGAATAGCGCAAATGACACCATTCGTATCGCACTTCCTCTAGAGGCGAATCATCCTTTGGAAGAGATTGTCTGGTTTGTCAGGCGCAAAGATGGGCTCAACAACGAGTGGACAAATTACAGTGATGCGTTAGAAGTCAGTGGTAGGGCTCCAGCACCTCTCCTTGTGACGGCGGAAGTTCAGGCCAATGGTGTCACCCTCTGTCAATCAGATGAAGGCTATTTCAGAGATCTGATCGCGAGGGTTCACAAGGGCGGCGTTGTTCCTTATACAAGTTTTATTTACGGCTATCCTTTCGCTAGACATCCTGGCGCCCACCAGCCGAGTGGAACTCTGAATGCGAGTCGCGTGCAAAACCTGCGTCTTGTCCTAGAAGTCAAAGGCGCAGGAGGTGTGGAATGGGAAGTGAAGGTGTTTTGTCTTGGAATCAATTGGCTACGATTCCAGAATGGAATGGCCAACGCTATCTTTGAGGATTAAAATATGGGGGAATTAGTAGATGTATCGCTACTATCATCTTCTCAAGTGGAATACTGAGCAGAAATCTTTACCGCTTAAAATTTTTATTGATAATGATGAATTTATTAAATCACAATTAGAAAAGGTTACAAATGAAAACATTGCATCAATAGCATGTAAACGAGTTACTAAAATTAATGGAAAAGAGCAAATTACATACCAAACTAGTGAATTTGATACATTTTCTAACACTATAAAAGATTATTATGATAATACTACGAATCCATCGTTTACAAAAGTATTTGAAGATACTGATCAGTGCACTTTTCTACCCGCGGTTTTGAGAGTTTCAGACTTAGATATCATGCCTTTATTTATGAGCGAATTTAATGTTCCAAGCTATACCAGAAAATTGTTTAACAGAAATTTTGATGAACAAATTAAACCTATGGAGAATCCAAATGAACTTTTTGCAACTATCCAGGATCTTGCAAAGACCGGTAAGAAGGTGTGTGTTTTAGCTGCTGTAAGTAGGACTGTCACTAGACAGTTACACACAGTTGCTGCTATTTTTTGGTATAATGGTGAAACGCTTACATGTGCATTATACGATCCAATTTATACTAGTAGAGATGAGGTTAATGTTACTAAGAATTATCTATGGGCTCTTAATGTAGTATATTACAATTTAAAAATGGCATATAGTGGAATTAATATTATCAACCTAAGTTTGAAATATTGCGTGACAAAAGAGGGTAAGGGATTACGTTGTCCTCAATATTATATTAATGCTGAATACTGCACGATATTTTGCTTATATTTCTTGTTTTGTTATGCAAAAAATGGAGGGCCTGATAGCGATGAGGGATTGGGAAAATCAGTTGATGATTCTTATATTGTAAGGCCAGATGAGCTAAAAACGGAGCCTTGTATAGCAAGTAATAAATTTCGCCTAGTTACCTTGAGTTTTATCTTAACCGTTTTAACAAATATATCAATTGATACTGAAATATTAGAAAAAATAGAAAAGAAATATAATGAAATGAAATCCACATATGAAATACTTTCAGCACCTATTTTAGCCCTATTAGATGAGAAGAAAAGAAGACTACTAGTAATACAATATGATAATTTAATTACAAGTGCAACTAGTGCATTAGAACAAAAATACTATGTGACCGCGTTGTCTTATCTTAAACGCGCAAAGGCTTTGGGAGTAGGAAAAAATCTAAATACGCAAATTACAAATACAGAGAATAAAATTATAATACAAAAAGAAGAAATTAATGAGGAAATATCAAGGCTAAGAGAAGAGGGGCGTAAGTATTTAGGAGCAAATGACTTTAAAAATGCTGATACAATATATAAAAAAATATTGATTCTATATAACATACTTGGTAAGTATAATCTTCCTGAAGAAATGTATAAAGAATCTATTACAGCAAAAAAGGGGGTAGAAGATATACTATTAGATAAGGTTCGGGCTCTTGAAGAAAGAATAATAAAATCATTTAAAGAAGGCAATGATGCCACTGCACTTAAAAATATAAAGGCTTCTCTTGCAATTCCTATATGTCACGATAGAATAGGTTTTTTACATGAGTTGCAGGAAAAAATAGCTGCATTACAAGGCTTTAAAAAACTAATAGACGATGGTAAAACTAAAGAAGCCATTGAAGCAATCAATCGTTATCTTTTATTCGCTTGGCTTCCACCTCCTGCTACTGAAATTATAAAGGATAGATTAAGAGAGCTACTTCCAAAAAATAGCGCCCCTCCTCCTGCTGGATCTCCTGGTAAAGGAGGAAAGCGAAAGACGCGTAGAAAGGCTAGAAATTAAGTAGCCTCAAGAACTAACGGACTCATCATCGAATAATAGAGATCAATGCGCCCCTTTCTTAGATAACAGGGATCAAGCGAATCAAGTGCCTCTTTGCTCTCATTTGAAGTTAAAATAAGAATTACATTATCAAAAAGGGGCATATCATCCAAGAAAGTATTGAATGTGCTCTTATTATATACATGGGTTCTTACATCCTTGTGTAAAATACCCTTGTTTTCATGTATTACCCTGATCAGAGTATTAATCTCTTCGATTACAACTACAAGTGGATTATCTGCGTCGGTCTCTGCATCTCTTACAAGACTGTGTAGAAAATCACCAGGGCTAAATGGATTAAATGTGTGACAGAAAGAGGCCTTGAGTTCTTTTGCCACTAGAAGGCCAATTGTGCTCTTTCCAGCCCCGCAGACACCGTGAAGAAAAACAGTTGCTCTCTTTTTTCTAGCATACAAATCAAGAATTTCTTTGATAATAGGCTCTTGATCACCATGTGGCAGAAAGGAACTTACCTCCAGAAGTCTTGATGAATAATATGTATTTGAATATCCGCCAGACTTTGATAATACTTTTATACTATGACTTTCAACAGAAGGCTTTCCTTCAAAACATGGAATCACCTTATTTTCCTCAATGATTTTATTAAAAAAAGAATACGTGGTAAAGATATGAATTTCCCCCGAAACTCCAGAGTTACGATCACACGATGTTAAATAGCCTATACAGTTCCAGCCTATAAAAATACCCGATGGATACATCTTTCCATATTGAAAAGAAAACTTGCTAGCTACTGTTTTCTTTTCAAGTATCTTATATACGCTCTTTACCTTATCTTCATCATTGCGGATAATGAAATATCGAATACCAATTTGCTGTAAAAGGAAAAGAAGAGGGTCTGCTGCCATAGAAATAAAGCAGAGCAGTCCGCCGAAAAAGCTTGTTGCGCTCAGCATTATATGATATAATGACGTTACTTTAGACTCAGAGATATGGGATGATCCAATGATCATTCCGTTTCATCTTCAGAATCTTTGTAGTTCCAACTAGGTGATTGTAGTGGATCAGAAACATGGCCTCAGGAGGTGCCGATGTAAATGTGCCGTTTGGATATAGATTACGAGGAAGGGCTGCGTAAGGGATAGTCGCCAGTTTTCGGTTCACCCACACCTGATCTTCAGGCTTGATTAGCCAAAGCGCCTTATTATCCATCTTGAAGATGCCTTGATCTGCACCTTGTGACCATGCAATTAGACCCGTGCAGCAATTCGTGCACGGGTTCGAGCAGGTGGTTTGCTCATCGCATTGGAATAAAAGAGGAGTTTGTTCCAAACGTCCAAGAATATCAGGCACAAAGTCTCTGGCCACTACAATATCACCATCCATATAAATACATCGCTGAATCTCTGGAGTATTCGCAAATGCATTTAAAACTTCAAGCTTGATAAGATTAATTTGCTCAAAAGACTTTGACCCAAAGAGAAGGAGTGAAGGATGGGCGATACTCGATACTGGGTAAAGAAGGCAAGAAATGCCCTGACCTTGAAAAAAAACATATGAATCACGATCTGCGCACACAATAGCCAATTTCCAAGGGCAGCCTGCTTTTTCAAGATGTCTATACAGATTGAGCGTGAGATATTTGTAACCTGAGGTCGTAAGTGTCCAAACCAGAGTTCCTTTATCCAGGAACCTGGCCACATTCATCTGATGTTTAGAGGGAGGCACTACTTAGGCCAGGACCCTGTCTCGCGCCAGATCGCAAGATCCCTGTAGTAGTTTGCAGACCGTTCCTCATTGTGTTTCTTCACAGATAAACACTCTTCACAGCCATTACAAGGGCCATATCCGTCCTCCCATTCATATATATGACTAGATTTCTTGAGCCTCGGAGCTGATCTAAATTGACTGTAATCACGGTGTGTAGGATACTTGGACTCATCGTATTTAACGATATGATGATCATCAGGAAGATGCTTAGGAAAGAGCTCAGGAAAGAGACCATAGTAACGCGCCGCTGTATTTCCAGGAGGAGCACCCCATTTCTTCATCAGTTGATTGGTATATTTCGGATTCAGATGCTCTTTGCCATACCAGTTCATTATTGATTCCTATTGCTTGCTGGGATTTATCAATTTTTCAATGGTCTAAGCAAAAGACCTAAGTGACGTCGTGACTTTCTTAGAATTAATGTCATACGACTAATTTAGTGATAGAACTAATAAATAAGGAAGCTTAAGAGCTTCCTTATTTATTAGTTATCACGTTAGAAGAGAGATGGTGGCCTCGCTACTTCGTTCCCTAAACAGTGGAATTCAAGATGGCCGACTCTTATCAAGAAAAGGAGAGCCACAGATCCAAATGTTCCAAAAGGCCTTCATTCGCGCTGGCCGATTCACGACCCAATTTGTTCGCCTCGACTTTGACACCAAACCCTCTCTAGGAACCGCATGTAGTCTCACAATTCCCAGAAAAGGACACCTCCTATCTCGCCTCTATCTCGTCACGACTCTCCCCGATATCGCAACCCCACAGGTGAGCGCAAAGGCAGCGGCGGACGCATCAGGAGTCAAGTTTCTTGGTCCCACCTTCGGCTGGACAAATTCTCTCGGCCATGCCCTCATAGGTCAAGCAGAGATTACTATAGGTGGTTCAAGATGTGAGCGCCTAGATGGGCAACTCTTAGAGGTGCTCGACGAATTCTACACTCCAATGGAAAAGGTGACTCTAATGAATGCAATTCTGCCGCGCCTCGATAACGGATTCAAGCCAGGCTCAATCGGATCCTCAGAAGTAACAGTAGCAACAACTCCTCTTCCCTTCTGGTTCTCCTGCGGAGATGCAGGCGCTTATTTACCCATTGACGCCATTCAAGCGGATCAGGTTCTTCTGAAGATCCAGTTTAATCCACTGGCCTCCGTCTATGTGAGCTCTCATCAACAGACACCGACACTTCCAACGGCGAGTGTGGGAGGAGATGCCTATGTTCCTTTGCTAGGAAGTCTCTTCTATTATGAGGGGGCCGAGGGACAACAGATTCCTTTAAAAGGTGTCTCTATGCCAGCCCTTCTCCCTCTCGGTGACACGTATCTTATGGCCGAGTATGTCTATCTTGATAAGCCTGAGGCGAACCGCTTCCGCATCGCCGATATACAGATCCCTATTCCCCAGCACTATCCGTTTGATCCTTATGATACACGCGGTGTGCCGAGGGCGCAAGTTCAGCTCAAGATTCCGAATCCCACGCGCAACTTGTTCTTCTATTTACAACGCTGGGAAGCTGCGCGATACAATGCGCCTTTCCTGGCTACACGCGATCTGAGTCGCGGTGGTTCTATACCTTGGTGGCCTGATGCGTCTGGCCTCAATACATATGGACTTGGTCAGTATAGCCCTGGATTCTGCACGAGAGAATCAGAACCTATTAGCTCTTTGGCTCTTACTTATGAGGGCTCTCTCACACGATTCTGGACGGACTCACCCAGCCTGTTCAGATCCTTTATTCCGTGCCTTGAAATGAAAAAGGCCCCGTGGGTCAATCGCTATTTCTATGTGATGCCCTTCGGCTTTCAGAATGGACTTACACCGCCCTCTCTACCCTCTGGAGAGGCGAATCTTGATAAGATTCTCAATATTGAACTGTCTCTCCAGCTTCAGCCGAATCGCGGTTCAATTAATCCGAATGATGTCCCTCGCTATCTCGTATATGTCTGGGCCGAGACCTATAATGTTCTACGTATCTTCGGTGGCCGTGCGGGTCTCCTCTTTGGGTATTAACAAAAGGAAAAGGTGATGGTATCATTCATCACAATGACCCCAGTTCCAGACCAGTGCCCATACTGCGTGAAATCATATTTTGTCTCCTGGATTGAATCCCATAGAGTCTTCATGCAGCGATTTATTTTGGGATCAGGGTGCTTCGTGATATCATCTAAGAGGATGAGGCCACTGAAGTTAAGTTCCTTCAGTTTATCCAAGATCTCCCGTTCCACAGAACCATAATGATCAATATCAATCATAATGATTTTTGTCTTCTTGATGAGTTCCTCATTAAGATCTTCAAGAACATTCTTGATATTAAACCTGATATTCTTCTTAGAATAGAGGCTGTGATTGGGATTCTTTACATGATCCTCAATGTCATACGAGAGGACAGTGTTTGTCTCGTTATGAGACAATGCAACCGCGGATCTGCCATTCAGAGTTCCAATATCAAGGATTGTTACATTAGTAAAAAAAGTGCTCAGATACGAGTATAACCTATACTCTTGCTCGCCTGACTTCAGATCGTAATAGATAGGTGATGGTAAATATTGATGATTTTTCAAAGAAAACTCATCGAGTATTTTATTTGAAATAGGGATAATCATATACTTGTGTTAATAGCATCTCTTTTAAACCATACAATGTATTCCACTGGAATATGATCAGACAACTTTACAGAATGATAATAAATGGCTGATTTGAGTTGGAGCCTCTCTGTATCACGTCTAAGATATAAGAGGTGATCCAAGTGTTCTTCCGTTTGAGGGAAGGTTATATGTGTCGCCAGATCTAGACGAACAAACTTCTTAAAAATACACATATTCATATCACCTATTACAAGTGGGAAAAGACTACTATGGGCCGCTTCATAGAGCTCCTTTTCTTGTTGATGGCGCGCAGCTGGATAATTAATTCGAATACAAGCACATTCTGATATATCCGATTGAAGATGCGTATTGAACACTTCAAATTCATGCCCATCCAGTTCTAAATACACAACGAAATACCCCTTTGTCACGAAACGATCGGCGCCCTGCGACATATAATACCGATGAAAAGAGGATGGTTTTCGTTGTAAGAACTTGGGATGGAGAAGAAAGGCGAGGCCACTGCCACATTCCATCCTGGGTAGAATGGAGCCAAAAAGATACGAATCCTCAGGGAACACAGCTACCCATCCTTTACTCGTAGCATACTCTTCAAGAATAGTTCTATGTTTCTGCGAGAACACTTCTTGAAGCGCAATAATGTCAGCACCTGAAGAGGACATGAGCCAACTCCCCACTTCATTAATGTCGGTAGAGGACCAGGGGAGGCCGCGAATATTGTAGGTAAGCAATCGGATGAGCATCTGCCTAAATTAGTAGTAGAACATTTAAGCTGATACCGTTAAAAAAATCTATAAAAGATGATAACTAATATAGTAGAAATTAAGAAACTATTATAGAGTCGAGTTTTCTTATTATTTACCATATAAGATAGAAAAAATCCAAGAATGAATAGAAAGAGTATAAATGCAAGGTGTAACAAATTATGAAATAAAAAATACAACCATTCGTATTTTCTTCTTTCCTGATTTGGAATATATGTATCTAGCAGAACCTTCCTTGAACCATTATATGATCTATATCCATGAATTCTATACATCATTGGGTGGCACGACCCTGAATAAATCCTAAAGAATAATTCAGAATCTGTTATAAAAAGATACCACATATTAGGTTCAATACCTAGATCTTTCGCCAAATCTTTCAAATAGTAACAGCCTATTACAATTGTATTAATGTGCTCATTTGATAGATTAAGAGGATCTAATGTTCTAAATAAAGATTTACGATTTATATAGGTAAATGATGGATCATTAAAATATTTTTCTATCCACCATCCTTGCATTTCAGCAATTGCGGCGATAGAACCCATTGTAGGACGAGCATATCCTATGAAGGCAATATTATTATAGTTTACAGGTATCATCTTTTTAATTAACTTGCCCTTCCATACAGCATCTTCTAAGAATGGAAACTCCTTCTTATATCCAGATGCGCACACAATTATATCTATATTTTCTATTGTTTCTTCTTTAGTGTAAACAGTTGTTCCATTTATTTTATCTGGATATTGAATAAGTTCAACCTTATTCTCATATATGTCTAACATAAATTCGGTTCTTTTTACAACATATTTCTTGAAAAGATTATCAGGTGTTTCAGTCATATTACATAATTTAGTATGTTGGTGTGAACACTTTCCACAATCCATTTTTAGCATTTTTCTACCGTGTTCATGCCAAAACTGCGATATGGGTTCTGGTAAAGCATATTCTACATAATGTAATTGTGTATCTGTTGGATTATTTACAAAACCGCCATAAATATTATTTAAACATTTATTATCTATCTTTTTAATTCTATCTTTGATTTCTGGTTCTTCATCACCTTTTGGAAACCATTCTGTATAGTTCTTTGTTGCATAATATAACTGATCTGCATATTGAACAACTACATGACCTATATCATACGCAGACTCCGCACCACCCAGCAATAGAATACGCTTTCCTGTAAACTTGTTACTCCAATCATTCCTATCCATTTCTCTATACACATCATCTGTGTGTATTATTTCTCCGCTAAAATTCTTAATTATATCAGGATATTTTTTTGTTTGATTTAATCCGCTACATACAATAAGTTTTTTACAAACTAAGACTGTAGTATTATATTCGACTATCCAGTTTTCATTTTCATCTTGATGACATTTTGTTACTGCCGAATTATAGTGTATATATTTATCTAAATTGAAATGCTCCTTATATGATTCTAAATATTTAACGTAATCTTTAATTGTAAACCATACTGGAACATCTTTTGGCATAGGAAAATCGCTAAATCCGCTCATATATCTTGACGTTGACCATTTAAATTTAGTATTCTCTTTTATATTTGCAAAGAGCCCCACACAACCATTACATTTTTCCAAAAGTATTATATTATCTGTTTTTTCTGAGAATGTTTTTAGGGTGACCAAGCCACTTTGGCCACCCCCTATTATACATAGATCATAGACCATCTATTATTAGAATAAAAATTAATTCGCATATTTCAAGCCACCGCGCTGCGCATCGAAGATAGCCATGGCCCACGCATCAACCACCACGTGGAGCTCAGTAGACTTCTGCCCTGTAACAGGATCAACAGGAATATCCGCTAAATCTACATAGAAAGTGGGCCGATCCGCCGTCGTAAAGTTCACTGTCCCTTCGGGCTGTCTAGCAAAAGGGGGCCTCTTTCCTCTCTGTTCACCAAGTTCCCAGTTCATTGTGCCGAGCCCCTTTCCAGGATCTCTTTCTTCCTTGGCTAAATGTTCGAGGCGATTCCAGACGGAAGGGGGGGAAAGGGTCTCACGGTCCCTCCCCGCGATTAGAAGAGAGACATTATTATAATACTCCGCACCTGTATCCGTCAGATACTTGTAATATTTATTGGCACGAATATCTTGCATGCTTAAAAACCAGAAGAAAATACGGCCCGCTGGATGGGTCGCATCAACACGACGCGTTGCGGAGGCAATGGCTCCTCTAAGAAGAGGGCTATAGTCGGCTGGACCAAATGTAAAGATATTCTCGTAGAGGCGCGAATAGGGAATTTCTAGAGGAGTCTTTGCTAAGGCTGCGCGAGTATCTGGATCCACATAGGTGTGACGTGTCTCTAATTGTATGGTCGGCCGCCCTATTTCTGTTCGTATAAGGGTCTGAAAAGGGGCCGTTCCGTCTGTAAAGGTGGTGCTAAGAGCCCAAGGCGTCGGCTTCGCCCTCGAATCACTCGCCTCCACAAGATCCTCCAGTTTGCGCAGAGTTAGACGGAGCTTGAAGGTCTGCTGTCTGGCCGCGATACTCGGAACACCCCCATCATCTGAATGCTGACAGCCAAGAAGAGGAAGACGGAGCCGTAGCCTACCTGGTGTGGCAGCTTGTCTAATCGTGGCCGCTGTAGGAGATGTCACCGCCGTCTGAAGATTCTCTAAAAATGCGGAGTTCAGAGAGCCGCGCGCCCTCGTCGCAGCGTAGAGAGCATCACCGCTAAATTCTTGGAGAAGAATCTGATCCAGATAAATCTGGATTTTGCTAAAGAGGAAAAAGGCAATCCCATTTGTATATCCATAGGATACACCCGAAAGATCTGTAACTTTGGAGGCTTGCACACTAGAAGGAAGCCAGGTGGGAAGGTCAATAAGCAGAGTAGGATCAGTAAAGATCTCACCTGCCACTTCAAACTCAAACTCGCATGTGCGGCCAAAGTCTGCACCATTCAGAGGAGGAATTCTACGACGTTCGTGAATTTGCGCGGGTATAAGGTTATAGCGATTATCAAAAGGAGAAACAGCTGAATTGTCGTCGTGAAAAAAGTATTTATCCTTATTTCCCCTTGTTAACAGTTCAAAAAGGGCTCCTTCATTTGTGACTGCGGATCGCGCACTCTCCATCTTCCTTCTAACCTACGCCACTTTTAGATGAGTGAGTATTTCCTCCTCGTTGAAAAGGGTAAGACCCTTTTTTTAGCAAATACATTTCAAGAGATCTTTGCTTGGCGAAGCCCAAGACCCCTTGAAGGCAATCTAGTAATTCGATGCATAACTGAAAAAGATGGTGTATTTACTTCTTATGAGGTCCGTATCCTGCCCTCTCTTTTTTACACCGAAAAATTGAACTCAGGCCTCCGTATCCGTATTCCCATACAAAATGAAGCAGACGATCATCACAGCACTGGACACTCTTCGGAAGATGGACTTTGCAGAGAAAAGGCACTTTCAAGCGGTAGCCTACCAGAAGGCTATTCAACAGTTGACGGCGTTCCCTGGCGAGATCGCGTCATCGAAGGATGTTCAACACTTACCAGGCCTCGGTACTAAGATTCTTAAGAAGATTGATGAGATCGTGGAGACTGGATCGCTTGCGGCTGCAGAGAGGGCGAAGGCCGATCCAGCTTTTGGCGCCTATGAACTCCTCTTGAATGTCTATGGAATTGGACCCTCAAAGGCAAAGGCCCTCATTGAAAAGGGGGTTACTACTCTTGAGAAGCTTGCTCTAGAGCCCTTGACTCCTGCCCAGAAGCTCGGTGTCACCTATTATCATGACTTTCTGGAGCGCATTCCACGAGAGGAGATGAGGACGCACGAGGCTTATCTGCAGGAGGAACTGGACTCCGCCTTTACAATGGCCGTCGTGGGGAGCTATAGGCGCGGGGCCGAGAGCTCTGGGGATATTGATGTTCTCATGACACTTCCTGATTCCATGACGGGGGCCGAGAGGAATACGCTCTTTAAGAATGCGGTTGCGAATCTTCAGAGGCTTGGATATATCAAGGGCGTGCTGGCCTTTGGTATCACCAAGTGTCTCTGTATCTGTCAGCTCGAAGGGGGAAAGGCACGCCGCCTCGATCTTCTGATGATTCCTGCGGCCGAGTTCCCGTATGCGATTCTCTATTTCACGGGTTCCGATCTCTTCAATGTGGCCTTTCGCAGCTATGCTCTAGAGAAGGGCTACACCATGAATGAGCACGGCATGGTGCCTACGGGAACAGCGGCTCCGCCTCCACCTATGCGCACTGAAAAGGATATCTTCAACTTCCTTGGGTTGGAGTATGTAGAGCCCAATAAGCGCGTTGGAAAGGCGTCTGTAAAGGTTATCACGTAAAGTAGATGAAGATAAGTAAACATATAACCTTCTTTTATGATGAAACCAGATTTAAGTATCTCAACCGCTTGATTGAAGAGGCTGCAAGATATCCATACAAAGTTGATCTTTTTATTCATACAAATAAGTCAATTCCAGATGATAGACTCCATTCACCTTCGAATGTTACTATACTTGTCTATATTCATGATCTAAAAGGAATGGATCCATTTCTTCTTCCCTGGTTATGTAGACCTATCATGGAATCACAGAAGAATCATTATGATATTTTTATGTATGTAGAAGATGATATCCTGGTTCCAAGGGAAGCTCTAATCTATTGGCTTGAACACAAGAATACTGTTATGGCAGAGAACTATAATTTGGGATTCTTACGCATTGAGGTTGATCCTATGGGTAATCACTATACAACTGATATTGCAACTTCGCCCGACGGCACTATTGATCAAAAGTTATCAAGAACAGTTACAATAAATGGAAAAATATATGCTATTAATGATGTAAATCCGTATTGCGCTTTCTGGATTTATGATGCAAATGAATTTAGTCGCTTTATTTATAGCGGAGTCTACAATCCTGCTTTAATTAATGGATATGGAACTCGTGAGAGAGCGGCCATTGGTCTTCATGGACTTTATACACCTTGGTATACTTACACGGTTATCCCTCTAGTTGGCGAAGGTCTAAATCCAGGATGTAAGATTTATCATTTGCCGAATAATTATCTGTATGGGGCGTGGAAGCTCCACCCGTTTGACGAGGTATTCAAGAAGATTTAGATAACGTGATAACTAATAAATAAGGAAGCTCTTAAGCTTCCTTATTTATTAGTTCTATCACTAAATTAGTCGTTGGACATTTATTTTAACGAAGCTGAAGCTTCGTTAAAATAAAGTCACGACGTTACCTTCAACACCATCTCTGCCGCCCTATCCGCTGTCTTAGGCAGAGTTAAGTGGCCTACACGCCCATATGTGCGAAACTGAATGACATGGTCAGCAGCTTCGCCCGTTTTAATCCACGCATCAAGTGCCTCCTTCGTATCCATATAGGCACCATTCGTCTCTGAGATGCCATTGGCCTGGAGCTGCTTGAGAAGATGCACTGTCTCCTTCACACGGTCGAATTTTGTCTTTTCCATTCTACCTATCTATTTAGTATCCGCTTAAACTGGCAGCTTGAATATCTACTAGATGTGTGGTATCTGGGCCTGTATAGGTGCCACGAACGAAGCGATCGATAACCCAGACCGCTGTATAAAACAACTAGTGGCCAGAGGACCTGAACAAACTTCTCGTGTAGATCTGAGTGGATGTATTCTTGGATTTACTCGTCTGGCGATCAATGGATTGAATAGAGAGGGGATGCAGCCCATGACAAATGGGCGTCTCTGGTGGATGTGCAATGGTGAGATCTATAACTGGAAGGCGCTGGCCCAGACGTATGGAATTGTATCATTATCTGGAAGTGACTGCGAGGTGCTGGGACCCCTCTATCAGAAGATCGTAATTGATGAGGGCGCTGGACCCGAGGCCTTCTTCAGACTTCTGGATGGCGTCTTTGCGATTGTGATTGTGGACACTCTAGAGAAAAAGGTGATTGTGGGTCGTGATCCGTATGGTGTGCGACCCCTCTTCATCGGTCACCGCTTTTCAGTAACTGCGGGAAATCAGGTGTATGCTTCGACTCTATTATTTGCGAGCGAGATGAAATCAATGTATCCTCTTTCGCAGTCACATGCTCACTTTATACCTGGCACGTGCCAGGTCTATTCTATGAAGACACTTGCTCTTCAGTATACATATCGGTTTCATCCGATTCATGTTCTGAAGAATCCTCTCTTCAAGGGGCTGGAGGTGGCGTGCCAGGCTCTTCGCTATGCCCTAGAAGATGCTGTGAAGAAGCGCATGATGATGGAGAGACCGGTTGCGGCTCTACTTAGTGGTGGCGTGGATAGCAGTCTGATTGCATCTCTTGTTGCAAAAGAACTCAGAGCCGCAGGTGCCCCCAAGCTCAAGACCTTTAGTATCGGGATGCAAGGCTCACAGGATCTTGTGTATGCGAAGAAGGTAGCAGAGTGGATCGGCTCAGATCACCATGAAATTGTTATGGATCAGGAGGATTTCCTTACCGCTATACCAAAGGTTATTCATGATATTGAGACCTTTGACACGACGACCGTGCGCGCTTCGGTTGGAAACTGGCTGGTCGCGAGAGAGGTAAAAATACAGTCAGAATGTAAGGTTGTCTTTAATGGTGATGGCAGTGATGAGGTCTTTGGTTCTTATCTGTATTTCAATAAGGCGCCGCATAACTCGGCATATGAAGAGGAGGTGAGCAGATTGTTGGAGGAGATTCACATGTTTGATGTGCTTCGCTCAGACCGCTGTATTAGCTCTCACGGCCTTGAGCCTCGGACCCCTTTCTTGGATCGGCAGTTTGTTGCCGTTGCGCGGTCTATACCGACGGAGTGGCTGCGCCCTGTTCTAGGAAAGAGGCCTGAAAAGTGGCTTCTTCGTCGCGCGTTTGACGATGGTGTTACACTACCTCACGAGGTTCTGTGGAGGAGAAAGGAGGCATTTAGTGATGGCGTGAGCGCAACTGAAAAAAGTTGGTCTGAGGTCGTGAAGGACTACGCGGAGACGATTGTTCCTGATGGATGGGAGGAGAGGGCGCCTCATGCATATCCGAATTTGACACCTGTCACGGCTGAACAGTATTATTATCGTTTTCATTTTGAAGCTAATTTTGGAAAGACAGCGTCTTCTATTCTACCGCACTTCTGGATGCCGCGCTGGTCACCTGGTGTGACCGATCCTTCTGCTCGCGCTTTAGCGCTATATTAGCGCTTTAGCGCGTCAGCGCGTCAGCACTCTACTAATTAGATAATCTCACGCTCACGCTTGCGCTTCCGCATCGACTTGCACTCCTCCTTGTGCCCACTCTTCCAATGAGTGCGCTGGCAGTTCTCATCACAATAGACGGCCTTCATACAGCCATTGCACATTCCAGCAAGATCAGACTCAATAAATGTGCCACACTGGGAGCACTCGATAAACTCGGTCTCAGGTTGAGTAGGGGTCTCCTCCTTGATAGGCTCAGTCTCATTATCTGCTAGCTCACCCTCTTCTACAGAAGGGGGCTCTACATCCTCTTCCTCTTCTTGGTCCTGCTCCTGCTCCTGCTCCTCCTCTTGCTCCTCTTCCTGCTCTTGAGGAAGTTCCTCAAGCTCTACTCCTGTAGAGTCAAGGCGAAGGCGCTCTATCCTCTTTACATACATTACAAAGTAGTTGATAACTGCAGAGAATAGAATGATAGATCCAAGAAGAGGCTGTCCATTCATAAACCGTGTAAAACTGAGATAGAATAGAGCTGTTCCAAGCATAGACTCCATAGTGAAAAGGTTAGTCATTTTTCCTACTGGAGTTGGGGTAGGCTGACCCTTCAAATTTGACGGTTGCGACTGGTAATAGGTTGGTTACCAGAATGGCTACACAATGCGCTGCGTGGCGTGTGAAAGATGATCAGATGTTTCATTTCATTAATGGACCCAAGATCCACTTTCCTCTTCGGTGTGAAGGAAAGGCAATACAGGGAGATAAAGTCTGTGGTAAATGCGCTAAAAAGCGCAATAAACCAAAGCCTGATAAGAATATTGGAAATCATCCCCCGATTTGGTGGGGAACCATTGATGAGGCTGTTAAGGATTTTGGTGCTCTGAAGAGTCGTATGTGGGGTAGTCAGTGGTTCTATGAGAAGGTTAAAGCTGGAAATACGATATCTCCAGAAGATATGGGAAGAGTTAAGAAAGCGGTTCAGGGAACTGCAATGGAAGTGCTAAGTAATGCGCCTTTACCAGAGCCACCTGCAACAGTGCCAACAGAAAAGAAGAAGAGGGTACCAAAGGCTAAAAAGGAACCAGAGGCTAAGAAGGCCGAGGTAACCCAGCCAGTCGCCGTCGTTCAAGAGGAGCCCATTGAGCCCGAGGAAGTGCATGTCGTTCAGGTCATTAAGAAGGAACTGAATGGCAAGCAATATTATTATGATTCAGGCAAGAAGAAGCTCTATGAGCCATCAACTGGAAAATATGTGGGTCGCTGGGACTCTGTCAAGGAACTAGTTATCACCTCTATTCCTGATTCAGATGCTGAGTAAGAGCTTTCCAAGAAACAGGAAACGCCTTCTCCATCTGCTCCGCAACTGCCCCTGCAAACTCACGAATTTCTTTTTGTGCGTGGGGATCGAGGCGCAGGCCACAGAGACGCGCATAGGCCGCCAGAGATGCCGTCTCAATGAACTCGGTATACATGGACTGCGGTAGAACGGCCCGCGCAATCTCAGGCGCAACCCCCTCCTTCAGAAGGAAGTTGTAGAAGGATACTGCCCCATCGGTGAAGTTCTGGATCTGCTTGACAACCACAGAATTTGTGGGAATCAGCTCATCCTTGGAGCCCTGCTTCTTATTCGCGTCACGAGCCCTTAGCTCCGTGGGAACCCAGCACTCGGGCTCATCATCTACATAGCGGCGGCTCACCTCATTGCGCGAAAAGCCGACCGTGTGGCGAAACCACTCGCGCGCAACAAAGATCGGCATCTTCAGACGAAAACGCGCCTGCGGGTGGAAAAAGGGACTGTTGTGGTTATGCTTAGCCAGATACGAGATGAGCTTCTCATCTTTTGTCTCCATTACAGTTGCAATCTTATGGAAGCTCACTCTAGCGGCGTTGACGACTGTGAGATCGTTTCCGAAGACTTCTAAGAGTTCCACGGACCCGCCGTTTCCTACTTGCATTCTTGTTAGACCTACGCTGTGTCCGTTTAGACCTGGATCGACCGCCTGCCATTGTTGGCGTTAATGATGCAACGTCCACTACAACCTTTTTTCTCTCAATAGTAAAATCAGATGTATTAACATTTGTCAGCTTAAGTATCTCAACTGTTCTTAACTCGTTGCTATCAGGATATCTTGATCTACTCCCCATCTCATCAATTTGACCTTGACTTCTAAAACCATAAGATAAAGCAACGTCTACAAATGCAAGTTTAGGCTTTCTATTGGAATGAATACAATCTAAAATGACACATCCATCTCCCACTGGAGCATAAGATGAATGTTCACATTCCGCATATGCTACTTTATCACCTGACATGACTGCTTCCGTGCGAGAAAATCCGCTATTTGTTGGACAATGGCCAACTACAACTAACTTATAGCCAGTTTTCGCAATTTCAGCACAGTGTTTATCAGAAATAGACTGGGCGTAGGAGCGGCTCCATAGAGGCCCAGGCTGTTCTCTTAGTTGTGGATTTGGAAAGAGGGTCGTTGCTTTATCTGGAAAGAAGTTTTCAGCGCCTCCTGGTGTGAAGGTTCCTGATACCTCTTCTTGAAGATTCCTAATGATCTCGGTATAATCTATAACATCTAGTTTTCCTGAATAATTCTCGGTTATACTGTGTAATCCACCGTGAACACATAGCACTTGTCTTATACCTCCAAGTTCAATTGAAAGCAGATAAAAAGGGGATATCTTGTAAAAAGGCAGAAGGGCATTTCGCCTAGTGTTATAATTTTTATTAAAAAAAATTTTTGCTTCATCTGTTACATAACTAGTATATAGAGATCCTTGTTTATCTCCTATAATTGTATCAAAGTCATGATTTCCAATTGTAAACCTTACATCAGAGCCCGCATTTAATGCTTTAATCTTCAAGTTATAAAGAAGTGTGTGCAATAAAAATTCAAACGAGCCCTTTGGATCATTTATATGTGTTTTATTAATCCTCTTTCCATCGACCAAGTCTCCAACAATAACAAGAAGTGTTCCAGCCCCTCCTGTCCATTCAATCTGATCAAAAAGGGCTGGATTATAGATAGTATCAAGCTTGTAAATATCATTTAGACTTCCTAAGTCTAGAAGCCCAGCCCCTTGGAGCATTTGTATAAACTTTCTTACATCTGAATGAATATCACTTGTGATATAAACTGTGGGGTATTTACTCGCATCTACAATAAAATTTCTATCAACAAGTTCTGATAATGGTGTAATCTTATTTTTTATAAGATTACTCATTGCATAAACGCCGAATTCTACATTTCCTGTCAAGTCTCTCATGTCAGCCGATGTTATAAGAAACTCAGATGCCTTAGCCGAATCCCAACTATCTTTTACTTGTAATGTGGGAAGAGGAGAATTTTTTACGCCTAAATTGGCAACTAGGTTTGCAAAGGGATCTTTATTAACAGGTGCCGGTGGAGCAGGTGCAGGCGGAGCCGCAGGTTTTTTTATACCTGCATCTGGTTCAAGAAATCCCCTTAAAAAGGCGTCCATCTACTGTCTATACTTATTTTAAAAGCGACTGTGTCAGAGCCCACATTCCATCGCAGCTGCTGTTCGCGAGCCACCACGCCTTACACGCCTCAGACATCTTGATCCACGTAGCCTCATCTGTCTCCTCGGAAAGGCGCTGCGCATCCTCTGGTGTCTCAGCCTTGAAGTAGTGCACACCCTCTACAGGCGGATTCGCGTATCCACTAATGTCTACACCAGGGCTCACGATCGGCACACACCCCATCGCCATACACTCAACCTCGCGATGACACTTGAGACCGAATCCTGGAAGACAGAGGCCAAACTTGGCTTGCCCCAGCTTCTCCAGATACTCACGCTGCGTATAAGGATATTTGGCAAGCCCATCGGGCATAGAGAATGCCGAGCAGGCATTTAACCATTCGATAGGCCTGTGCTTTCTCTGCGTATCGTTCTCAGTTCGTCCATAGAAAACAAGACGCTGCAACCGCTCTGACCACGTGGCCGTGGCCTTGGGGGCCAGCTCCTCGACCAAGGCAGGACGGCGAGGCCAGAAACTCCACGCCTTTCCTCCTAGGACAGGTGCGGGATTACCAAAGAGAGCCTTCACAAAGCGCCGTTCCTCTGGAGGAGCATTTTCAAGCCACTTATACGTCGGCCGATCGTATAAGAGCGTATTGCCTATTCCGTGAAGCCAGACATGGTGCGCATGCGAGTCCTCGATGATCCGCACATACCCCTTTTCAGCCCACATGACTGCCATCTCTCTGAAGCTATCTCCGCTGTGGTAATAGAAATCGCTAACAGGCTTCTTAGGGATGATTAAAAGAGGAAGATTTGTATCTATCGCTGAAGGAACAGGCGTCAGAATCTGCTCCACAAGAATGTTGCGCACATTCTCCGTAACCTGGCCCTTGGGTGCGAGAATCAAGAGGTGCACAAGCTCCGATGCACAGGCCAAGTGGAGACCCTCAGCATTCGGCATCATCTCATTCTGAATCTCAATCACTGTGGAACCAGTAGGAAGGATCCACGACCAACCCATGTTTGCGGATGCGGCGATGAGCCTGTAGGCGCCACTTAGCTTTGCCACTAAAGTCTCAATGGAGGTATTCTCAGGCCATATTACATCCACATTGTAATTGCCCTCGATCTTGCGAATAAACTCGCGATTGCAGTAAGTCTCATCAAAAAAGACAACTGTCCTCTTTTCCTTCTCTTTTTCTGATAGCCAATGCGAGGCACCACCTTCCTTTCTTACGATCAAATGCCTGCGAAGAAGAGTAATCTGTTCTCTGCTAATCAGATTGTTATCGGTTGGTAGCATGATATAGGCCTTTTCACAATAGGTCTGGACACCTTCATCACGAGGAATTACAGGCACCTCCTTCTGCCCCCAATTAAAAATCTGGATCGCATCCATAAATGGCTTGCTGCGCGGTAGCCAGAACTCACCCTTTCCTCCCGCCTTTTCTCTGAGAATCAGGATATTGGAAATGTATCTGAGAATAAAGTTGAGAGGGTTTCTCATAAACGTGTCAGGAAGAGGAGCGATGAGGCCAATTTCTACTGGTAGAGAGGGACGGAGCTTACTGACAGTCGACTTGTTCCACGCATCTGCTGCCGCCTTGGACTTTCCAACGTAGATGCTATCATACGTGTAGGCGAGGCCTGTATTTGTCTGGAAAACACCAGTATTTTCATAAATCTTTATAGGCTCCGTCGCAGTATACTTATTGTCTGAACCATATGTGAAGATTTGATCATCAGCCTTGGATACCATCGTGCAGAAGGTGCGCAGATGGTTCTGAATAGGACCGCGAACAGGACGAGAGAACGAGGCAACTGGAAGAGTATGAGTAGGGGGTGGCATGAATAGAGGATTCATGTCATGAAGACCCGTCGGCTTAATATAGAAATACATGTTCTTGTCCACAATGTCTGTCTTGTCATAAGTGCGAAGAGGAGATACGTGAATATGGTGTGTCTTGATAGTGAGAGCTGGATTCGTTACAAGAAAGCCAGCGCGGAGCATCTCCATATTGATCGCATTGTCGCAACCGGCCTTGCCAAACGGAAAGTCCAGATCCTCGTATTTCCATGTCTTTGCCTTTACACTGTCTGATAGAATAACCCACGTATCCTGGCTGTCAGGGCGAGGACCGAACAACTGGTGCTCCTCGTCAGGAACCCCAGTGACTGCCTCATAACGGAGAAGAGAGAGGAAGCGACCTTCTAGCTTCGTGGACCAGACAGCTGACCAGGTGTTATCCAGATAAATATCTGAATTTGCAAACACACAGATTGTTCCAGAAGGTGCCTTCTCTGCTATCCACTTGATAACCATCGCATACGTGAGACGCTTCTTGACCACTTCCTGAAGAACCTTTTCAGGGCTCACAGGTGGGATATGAGAGGTCATATCCTCTTCGGTCAATAGAATCGTCTTATCCACGTAGGGACAGAGAAGATTCTTTGCCAGACACGTTGTAATTTCTGCCATGCGGTCCGCCTTCTTGGCCTTGAAAAACTGGGTGATCATCCAGAGTTGGGGAGGAGGAGTGAGGGGCTCTACCTTAATATTGCGTCCATTGTTTGAGGTAAGGCCAAGAGCACGATACTTGCGAAGAAGAAGAGAGGCGAGAAGAGCCGCATCTTCTGCGGTGCCGTCCCACTTTCCTCCTGTGCTTGTGCTAGGGCCAGGGCCAGCATCGTTTGTGCTAGGGCTAGGGCCAGCATCGTTTGTGCTAGGGCTAGGGCCAGCACAAACAAAAGGATACAGCTCATGCACCTCCTCCAAGCAAATCATATTCCCAATGCCGAGTTCCTTGAGTTCTTCCTCACCTAGTATATCAAGAACCTCCTTGCTTGTCAAAATCATAGAATAAGGCTGCCACTGGCCTGTCCGAAACCATGCAACATTCTCTGCCAGCTCGACGGGATCGCAGAGAATCAGAACATCTGTCTTCTTTGTCAGATTCTTAAGGCCAATAGAGCCAACATCCCATCGCTCCCATGCTGCCTCTTCTATTTGTTGAGCAGGAACCCATGCAATTGTCTTCCTATCACGGCTGATACACGTCTCAGTCTGTAGAATACGGATGGGCTTTCCTGTTTTGGGATGTTTCCCCCACATACTCCTTAAGAAAGGTGCGCCAGATTTAAGTCTCACCTATTAATATAGGATGTCCTCCACCTACGGTCAGCGCAAGGATGTGTCCCTCCGCAGCTATGTCTCCGTGAACCCGTTCAACACCCAGCTCTTCAGCTACACGGTCTCCGTGAATGCCCAGCTCCAGACGGTCGGCACCCTCGCCGTTGTCGCGGGTGCCACGGCGCTCAACTGCCCCGTCGGCCGTCTCCTTGCTGAGACGGGCAAGAAGATCTTCCCTGATGTCAATGCTGGCGTCGAGACGCCCATGGTCTCCGTCTACGACGCGGTCAGTGGCCTCACGGGCTTCATCGACCCGAATGCGGCGGTCTTCACGGTCTACTCCACGGATAAGCCGTATTTCCAGCAGCGCGGCGTGGACCCTGTCGGCGACCTGAAGGATAACGGCATGCCGATCTACACGAACGGTGACATCATCACAAAGTATGGTGATGTAACTGTGCTGGGTGGTAACGTGAATGTTAATGGTAACATTGATCTCTCTGGCACGGTAACGAGCACGGGTGGCGACGTGAATGTTCTGGATGGCCACGTGAATGTAGATGGTAACGTGAATGTAACTGGCAACGTGGATCTCTCTGGCACATTAACGGCAAGATATCTCCACGTGTCACCGTTCTATGACCAGGCAACTTCTGGAACAGTGAATGCGGGATCAGCTTCTGTGGGAACTGGAGTGTTCAATGCAAATACATCTGTAGTTGTTAACACAACTGCATGCACGTCTAATTCTTCCACGAAGCATTCTCTTATTTTTATTACAGGCACAGGTGCTAACACTCTTCGTGCTAACATAACTGGTGCTAATCAATTTACAGTAACGAGTTCAGGCACTGACTCACAGGCCTTTTCCTGGCTTGTGATCAATTAAAGAAAAGCCACCCTAGACTCTAGATGAAGGTTGCGTATCTGATTAATACGACCCCTAAATACTTCTATTTATTACCCCTCCATATTGGGTTAATACATAGATATGCACCTGGCCTCGACTGGGATCTCTGGATTGCCACGGAAGAGCCCAATCACTATGTGATTAACGATATGAAGAGGGAAGGGGTCAAGATTCTAGAACTCCTACCGAGTGAATCTGGATTTCTCAAGTCACGAGAGGCAGCCCTTCGTCGTCTTCCTAGCTACGACTACGTGATCCCTGCACAAGAGGATTTTCTCTTAGAGCGCTTCATTGATTATAAGATTATTGATCAGGCCTTTGCCATTCTAGAAAAGGATCGTAACGTGCAGAGTATCCGTTGGATGCCGTGCCCTGGTCCTGCTCCAGCAGATGAGCAGTATGGGCTCTACTGGCAAGAACTGGATCCGAAGTTTGATGAGTATCTTTTCGTGTTCCAGATGACCGTTTGGCGTGCCAGTGCCTTGAAGAAGTGGTTCACTAACCTAACGGAGCAGTTTGAAAAGGATTATCCTGTGTCTTTATCTGCAGAGGAGAGGCGGATTGCCGAGATTCGCGCCAATTATGCCGAGAATTCAAGAGGACAGGGATATTTCAAACGGTGGATGATGTCGGCAGGTGAAAAGCATTTGGCGTGGACGCGTGCACACAAGCATCCCAATGCTGTGTATATGAGTCCGTGGCCGTATCGTCCTACTGCAGTTGTAGGGGGCAAGCTGGAGGCGTGGGCTGTAGAGTTGGGAAAGAGGGAGGGATGGCCTATTCGCCAATAATTGTCATATAGGCGGTATTGTATTTTGATGAATAAGAGGTGATCTGAGCCGAGGAGAGACCAGCGCGGACATAGTTATAAGAGGTTGCAGGCCACGAATTGGCAACGGAGTTCGAGTAGCCCCCTATGCAGCTGGGAAAATAATGATTCACAGTGTAATTTGATGTCCAGTTCGTTGCAACAAATGTAGAAGGGATATTAATTTGGAGTCTACCGAGTAATGGATTTTGAATAGGATATTGACTAGGAGCTATAAATAGATCCTCCACAGTTGTTCCAGGCACTGTTGTATCACCATAGTTTAAGAACGTGGAGAAACCAAAGAGCACATTTTGCGATAGCCCTGTGATTGTGCTATTCGGCGTTAAAAGGAAGCTGGGCGTGTAATTGAGAACAATAGATGCATTCACGTTTCTCTTGATAATAGTAGAATAGGGGCTCATATTGAATGTCAAACTACTAATGAATGCATCTCCAGAATAGACACCCAAATCGCTTTCCACAACAGAAACAGTATAGTCGCGTTCAATATCTGTCACTACAGTTGACATAAATGTAGAAATTACATTCGATCCTGAAAGGCCACGTGGCTTATAAGGCCATCCTATGCTGCTTGTAAAGTTAAAGTTAGAATCGGTGGGAGGGTTAATCCCTGCATATTTGAGAGTAAAAATGCCATTATAAGGTGTTGATAGAGCTGCTGGTATGCCGTCTGTTCTGAAGAGAGAATTTGACGGTGTTAATGTAATCATATCACGATAGTGGTAGGGCATTGACGTTGACATTGCAGTTAAGGACGAAACCTCTCCTGATAGAGTTAAATAGCCTTCACTTGTAAATGTGCTGATACTGAAAAAGACGGATTTCTGGTCACCATTAATCGTAGATAGATGGACATCGCGAACACCGAGGAATCGGATAGTGGAATTCACATTGTCTATATTTAGTTCCTCGTATTGATCCTCAATAATGGAAGGATCTATGGTAGGAACATTAGAATTAATCAAGAATTTGGTGGGATTTGTATTGAGATAGATCATTTGCTGGGTCGTGCATAGTGTAGGATAAATCTGCCAACTGGTTGTTGACAGATTGATCGTGGAATATAGGACTCCAGGAGGCCCATCAAGAACTCTCATATTGCTCCCGCTGTTCACATCATGAAAAGCCTGATACGCCTTTGCATAGACAATGGCCTCTGTCTTTCTGACACTGCTCTGTATACCTGCACCCTGACCACCCGTCAGATACATAATATTGTTCTGGGAGAGATCCCATGAAATCAGAGAAACGTCTGTTGAAATATAATTAAGGCAATAGACACCGAGTGAGCTGGGATGGGTCCAGCGAGTTCCGCCACGTCCATCTGCCGTAAGCGCAAGGGTGCTGGGTATATTAGTATTAGAGAGACCTTTCGCATAGACACTGCGAAGAGTTATATTGTCAGTATCAAATGATCTGCGAGCACTCGACGACATCTACCGTCTATACTTATTTTTAAGGAAGCTCGGAGAGCTTCCTTAAAAATAAGGTATGACGGGTTATTAGTCGTTTGACATTTAATTTAACGAAGCTAAAGCTTCGTTAAATTAAAGTCACGAC